TTTACTAATTTGACCAATAACGCAGTCATCCGACAATTCTCCACTCATCCGTCCCTGCCTGTCGATCCTGTTTCGCCCCCATCAAAAAAAGACTAGGTATATTAAACCCGCTAGTAGGGTAATGTCAGCACATATACTCCAAACGATATATGCTTTAAACATCCACTTACTAACCTCTCGTACTAAGGGGGTCTTCATCAGAATCCCCTATCATTACTTTTGGCATACTAGTCTCCTTTTGGTGGAGGCGTTGGGTACTGCCCCCAAGTCCAGTTCAGTTCTCAATTCGTATCATCAAATTGTACTCTATTTATACCATGTGAGGAATCATTTGTCAAGACCCAAATGGAATAAAACTTTGAATAGAATATCTATATCTTTCATCAAATTCAGCATATGTTCCATGAAAATTTTTTCCCTCATAAATTATCAAGGTGTTAAATGTGCTTGGTGCAATATGATATAATTCCCAATCTTCATCTCCCTCAAAATTTTGCCAAGGAACAATAATACTTTTTTTAAGCTTGCTCATAACTATTCCACCAACTTTACTTTTTGGTAAGATTAAATTATCATTATTATAATGCCCTTTGTATCTGTAAAATGCTGTGCCTCCAACATAGTCACACAGCCATATATTACAAACTATTTTAAGATTGTCAACATGGGGCATCCATGAATTTTTCCAGACTTGCATATTCTTTGATAATATCAAAGAAGTGCTTAATGATTTAGTCACATCAACGTTTACTCCTAATTGAGGAAAAAGGGATTGATATTTTTTTAATATAGGAACTAAATCCATAGGAGTAAAATTCTGTCGTGCGCCAGGAGTATATACATGACCATCCAATGCTGGCCATTCTCTTAAAATTGATATTGTGTCTAAGGGATTTTTCAGAAAATCATCAATAGAATAATACTTTAAGTCACCAATTTCATTTTTTGTAATTTTTAAATTATCATTTGGCTCTAAAGTTTTGTATAGTTTATCACGATTTATAAAATTAAAATTCAAATAGTAATTCCCTTAGTAGGTTTATTTAATTCTTTGCTAAACACACCACCGGCAAGAACCCATCCTAGAAAATTATTTTCTTTACCACTAACTCCAAGTACTACAGATTCAACTCCATTAAAATCTGCATATTGAATTAATGAGTGAGTAACCATAAACAATAGCGGCGTTGGAAACCTTACGCACATTCCCGATAGATGAAAATCACGTAGCTGACCCAATACTTCTTCTTCTGATACTGTATCTGCTGCGACAATTCGTAGAATTGTCTCCTCATCTTTGCAAATATTAGCAATTAATATAGGTGTGCCAAGATTCCACACTGTAGGTTTTGAGTATGACTTATTAGTGCTATCTGCTAAAGCTGCTGTGGACACCAGCACTATAAGAAACACCCAACTCAGCACGATAGCTGTACGTAGATATTTCATTTTTTATTCTCCTAATTATCGCCGCCAATCGGGTTGACGATTTTTATCAGCGGCATTCCATTCCTTTATGGCCTCTGTGAGAAGAGGTAGATATTCATATTTCTCTTTTATAAATTCTTGAACCGTTCCGTCTTCTGTAACAACAAGAATAACTACTTGATCAATGATAATTCCTGTCCTCTCTCCGAACATTTCTGCATATGCTGAACCTTGAATATAATAGTTCTCATTATATTTTTCATTTCTCTCTCTTGTTGAGGTCTTAAAGTCGATAATTGACAACTTACCTTTGTAATTTGCAATACAATCAACTCTACCAGCAACTTTATATTTATCACTATACAGACCACATTCTTGGGCATATATGTTATTTATATTACAAAGTACCTTTTCTTTGAGTTGATTAAACAAACAAAATGGAAGAAAATTATTCTCATGTTCTTTCCACTTTTTTGGCCAGTTAATATGTACGTTATTAAGATAGTCCTCACACATATGATGAACCTTAGTACCACGGGCAGATGCAGTTCTTGCTATATGATTTGCAACATCATTACCAACACGCTTACGCCACTCAAACAGTCCTTTCTTGTTACGGACTGATAGAACAGTTGTTATAGATGGATACTTATTACCTTCTGGTGTTTCATATAAACGAATACCATCATTATTCGTTGCTTTAATATCCGGCAATGTAAAAGAATCATTATGATCAAATTTTGTCATCGTAATTTCCATTGTAGACCTTTACTTACGTTCATCTAATATAGATTTGCATGGAATACGTTTAATTTTAGATAAAGTACCATCACTACTAAGCTGTTTGAACCAAACAGTATTTAAAGTTACAACAGGGTCTAAACCAAAAGGCCCCATAGCAACTGATCCATCTTCCAATGGATTTTTACCAACTTGATGGCATCCAATGTATTCATATCCCTGACCAGTGGACGGAACTTTCATTGTTGGCGCACATGCACCAAGAACTAACAATCCAGACAATATTATTATTTTACTTTTCATTTATATATTCCTCATTCTATCAACGAGCCTATCAGCTCTTTTTGTAACCTGTTTATACCAACTGGAATCAACCATCTCATCAGCAGCTGCATTCCAATCTTTCGCATCTACACCACGTTTCATTCCTTTGAACTTACTCAAACGAGGGCGCCCCATATTGAACATCATGTTCGCAATTATTTGTTGAGCTTCTTCCGGCAAAGTCTCAAAGTCTGAGTATAGGAGCTCGCAGTCCGACAGGACTCCTTGGAGATCAGATTCGAAGGCCTCAATGACTCTGGACTCACTGACGGGAGTGCCGTCGCTGCAATCATATTCGACATCTGATTCCAAAACCAGATGGCCGATCCCAAAAGTAGGATAGCCAAGATGATCTTTGTATACTTCATATTTTACTCCCTCATCAATCTCTAATTGTTCTCTAAGTTTATCTACGTTCATTTCATTCTCCTTTTGGTGCTGGGGTAAGACTATGTTCAGTAACAGGTATAATACTTTTTTCCCAATCTACTACTAAATTTCCAACAGCCATAATTCTTTCATGTTCACATTTCTGTTCTGGAACAGAATGATATAACCATGCTGGCCACAAAACAAGTTGACTACCCTTTGGTTTGACTTGCGTAAATCCGCCGCCTCCAGATGGATCATTACGATAGTATGCATCTGGAAAAACTAGTGGAGCACATTCCTCACAACCTCTAACACAATAGGTAAAACTCCAAGTGTGGGGCCAGTGTTGATGTGATTTAGTTGTTTGTCCCTTAGTATATATTAATCCCCATGAATCTGCAACCTTATAGTCATATTGTCTAGGATCACCAGATTCATTTGTTGCATTTGCAAGAGGCACAGTCTTAGCAAGACTAATTACCAACTCACCTAATTTCTTAAACGATTCATATTCTTTGTCCATATCCCATCGTGTCATATGACACTTAGCAGCAGTCTTATGATTCAACCTATCACCAGATTCTCGAATATCATTTTCAAGTAGGTCATTAAAAGCATCAATTCTAGTTCCCTGTAAATCTTTAACCTTGACAGGAGACTTCTGTTTAAATTCTGGCCAACCCTCTTGGGTAGGCTTTATGTAAATATCACTCAACACCAATTCCCATCTTAATCTTGTTAATAAGATAGCTACGAACAAAACCAGACCTAACGATGTCACCAATGTTAAATTCTGTACAGTTGAACTCTTCCATTTCCTCTAGAATGCGTAGGAAATCATGAAGTCCATTTTTCTCATTTTGTCTTTGTAAATCTGATTGGCCAAAATCACCACAGAAGACAATTTTAGAATCTTGTCCTACCCTAGTGATAATCGTATCCAATTCATGGAAGTTTAAGTTCTGGCACTCATCAACAATAATGATACTGTTGTCAAATGTCAATCCCCGTAGAAATGAGGTTGAAAGAAAATATAGAGAACCTTGTCCCTTGAGTCGGTCATATAGATTATTGAATGCTTGATCACTGGGCATCTGAAACATGAAACGAACCATGTTCTGATATGGCACCTGATACAATGCAGCCTTATCTTCCTCATCACCTGGCAGAAATCCAATCTCTCTTGTAGGGATTAATGATCTAACTAGAATAACCTTTTCTGCTTTATTCTTTAAATCTAACACCTCTTGTAATGCAAGATATAAAGAAATAAATGTCTTACCAGTTCCAGCAGCACCAAATAGAAATTGGTTCTTACCTTTTTTCCAAGTATCAAAAATAATCTTTTGGTTGTCGGTAATAGGCTTTACATCAACAAGAGTCGAACTGCTGATTTCTTTTGTTTGTTTTTTAGAGGCCATTTATTTTCTCGCCTTATGTTTCTTGTAAATATTTTCTGCTTGTAGTCGTTTAGTACTTTTACGACTACCATATTTATCTGCCATAGGTGAATCTGGATGTTTAGATGCAATATTACCCATCATATCATTAAAGTTAGTATCCGTCTTAGGACCAACTCCCATTAGATGATCACCCGCAAGAGCTGGTGCCTTTCCATGATACACCCGTTCTAGGTTAGGGTTCTTCTTCATATATTCATCGTAATCCGCCAAGGGTATGTTATCATCATACTCAATGCCGCTTTCTATATTCATAAATGTGTATGTGGGCATTTAAAACTTAAACTCCAATTGCGTGCCTTCTTGTTTCTCATAGTAAGTTAGCTCGTCTTTCAAATTCTTTATTGTAATATATGCTGTATTCAGTCCCTTTTGCAACTCATATATTTCTTTTTTGAGAATATCTACAGCGGTCAAACTTTCTGGTGTATTTATCTCCCAACCAGACTCGCCCATATCCCACCTTGCAGCAGTCTTACCTTCTCTTTCTTCTCTAAGCTTGCGTAACATGTAATTGTAATGCCCTTCTCTCGTCATCTTGTGCCTCCAGAAAAAACTTTGGGGTTTCTCTACGTTTCCATTTTGCAAAACTAGACTTCTCTATTATATAGTATGTCTGATATGCCTTAACAGTATCACCAGTTTTACAATAGTCTGGCATACATTGTGGTGGATCAGTATAACCAACCATAGGAATAGTAACGGGGCATCTTGATAAGGGAACTAACAGTCGTTCCGTAGCATGGTGTTTGTCATAACGAAATGTGTATTCCTTCATGAGAGCAACCATATGGTCATACAACCACATATAGTTCTCAAAACTAGAACGAACCCAGATCGTGCTTGGATGGTTTTTATGTGCCATCTTGTACAATCCATTTTCATCGGCACACTTGTCACCATCAAGAACACGATGCGTTGTAGACAGCATCTGTGCGCTTTCCAGTATCATCTTGACCACATGCTTGTCACAACTCATTTGTGCAGCCTTCACTGGATCACGGTCTAGGTAAAATATATTCATTCTTCTTTCCTTGTATCATTCAATAGTAGTATTTTACCTCTTTTTTCATCAATTGTCAAGACCCTTTCTGTCTCAATCATATCAATAATTAAGGTAGTAATATCAACTTCTTTACCCAACACACTAATCTTCTTTTCCAATTTAATAAGAGTTTCTTTGTAGAAGTCTATCTCTTGTTGTTTGACAAGCCGTTGTTCTATAAGATCAGATAGTGATATTACATTTTCTTTCATATTATCGGTTGTCACCATCACCTTTGATTTTGTTACGTTCCATTCTAGACTTTAGTTTGTCCACATTGGCTTGTGCAACCTCTTCTAGTGTCACACCAAGGTCATCAGCAAGTGCTGAGATGTACCATAGCACATCACCTAGTTCCAATCCTACACCAACGAGAGTCTTACCATCTCTCATATGTTTCTTAACTTTTTCGGCGACCTCACCAGCCTCTCCACACAAACCTAATGTTGGATATGTAATTTTACACTCATCTGGATAGATTGCTGTTGATCGTGCAAATTCTTGATATTCGTCAAATGTCATTTTTTGTCCCACCTATAAAAGATATGATCACCAATTTCTGTTGTCTTTTGTTTAGTCTTTGCCCATGAGGGCGTAACATAATCAGCATGGTAGAACAACGCACCATCTGTTATATCTATAAACTTAATCTCATTACGCATGATTACAGTAGATAAGTCAATGGTCTTTTTGTAAGCTTCTTTATCTTTTGGAATATCATCTTTACCATCACAATACCAACTAAATTGGCATCTATTTTTTATTGGATAAAATGTACCATTATTTTTCCATGACTTTCTTGTGGGCCCTTGTTTAACAACCTCACATACTGTATTGGGGAATCGTTTATCGTTCACACGATTTATTACAACAGCAGTTACAGCAATTTTACCCGCTGTACCTTGATCTCTTGCTTCATGATACATGTTTAATGCAAGACACTCAATTGTTTTTGTGGATGTGAGAACAATTTTCTCAGGGATAGGAGCATCTGATACGTTAACTCCAATCATTAACATTGCAGCTATAAAATCATTCATAACCGTATTGCTCCATAAACATTTCTGTTAAAGGTGCTTGTAACTTGTAAGCTTCGACTTCCCAAGGTTGTCTCTCATATTTTGTGTCACTATAGTTACGGTATTTACCGTCCTTGCATTTCCACAATTGCTTATAACCACCCTTGAACTTGTCTTTCATGCGACCAGTAGCACCCTGCCACACATGAACCATTTCATGCACAATGGTTTCGATAAACTCCTTTTTACAGACAGTTCGTCCCAAACGTTTGTCAATTTGAATATTATATTCACGATCATCATCACCACGATAACAGAATCCTAAAGCCCCGTCTTCGAAGGTTTTACAAAACTCAAAATTAATATCCATGACACGGTGTCTAGGCATTAGCATATCCATGCACCACCAGACAATCTCTTCTGCCAGTTCACGTTCTTTTTTTATACCACCAGTAACTTCGATATTAAGCAATCACTTTTTCCTTTTCATTTCTCATCATAAGTATATTATCGCACATTCTGGTAGATTTGTCAAGGAAAAAGTGATCTTAAATATCGTTTGGCATCAATAAGTTAGTATTTTTTTTAGAAGTTTGCTTCGTGGCCAGGCAGAATTTCAGTCGGTTCTGGTTGCATATACGAATCAGTCCAGTTGAAAGCCTCCTTAACTACAGCATCAGATAGTCCCTTATACTTCCTATGAAGGGCTCCATCCTTTGCAGAACAGACAAGATCAGCCTCTTCAGCAGATAGTCCCTCTAGCAGTTGAACAAACATATTTTCACGCCGTAGGGGCGTTAGTTTAGGATTTCCCCCCTTGATGAAGTGAAACAGAAGCCGTGACTCATGAGCCAGATTTGTATGATCAGTTCCAGCTGGAGCATCATTTTTTTCATATGGAACGTCACCCTCTGGTAAATCCCATTCGATTGAAGGGTCAAATGATGCTTTCAAAATCATACGAAGAGGTTCCGTATTGTTCTCTCTTAAAATTCTGACTTTTTGTTCTTTGGTCTTTGCTTTGGCAACTTTCGCCAATACTTCTGAAATAAGCGGTGTCATATTAAAAATCTCCTATTGTTTCCATGAGATTCTTCAATCTCTTTTCTATAAAGTAATTTAGTAGTTTACTACGATCCCCTTCTGGGGCATCATGATAAGCTTGAACACACTCTATATGTAATTCTATAGGTGATTCTTTCAAGTCAATCAATTTCTTATTTCTTTGATAATTTCTTCGTACCTCATCATTAGGAAGTAATTGTTCACACAATGGGCCTGCCCACTGTTCAATCTTTTTCTTACCTAAAGGTTTTTGTCTAATACCGTCAACAAAAGTGTTGTCAACAGAAAGGACATTCGGCACTCCATCACTGGTATCACCTTTCAAAATATGTTCATACAGATATACATCTGGATCAATTCCACTCACAAATTTCTTAGTGATTGGACTATACTGTGTTACGTTCTTGTATTTATGTAGTTGAATAAAGTCCTTATCACCAGATAAGATTAAGGTCTTACCGTTGTCAAACTCTAATTCACCAGCAAGAGCAGCAATGATATCATCTGCCTCTGCACCATATACTTCAAGAACCTTATAAGGCATAAACTCAATGAGCTCATCTCTTATATTATTAAGACATTTAAAGATTGCATCCCAATCATGACCAGAGCCTTCTCTAGATTTCTTACGATTTGCTTTGTATTGTGGAAAAAAGTCTCGACGCCAATAGTGTTTGGAATCGTAACATATCACCAATTCACCATATTCATTAAGGAACCTCTCACGATACATACGAAGAGAGTTAAGTATCATATGGCGAACCATACTCTCATCTACCTTTGGTGCTTTTGTTAGATGCAAATGCATCATAACACTAGCAACCGAAATTTGGTTCATATCAACTAGAATCATTATTATCTTCTTTCATTTCAAGTGCAACACTCTTTCTAACAGTATTAAAGCTAACTGTAATTCGTTTATCAGTTTGGTTTTCAGTAGTATGATGATCAAGCCAACTAGGAAAAATTACTAATGATCCACTAGCAGGGTGCATATTTACAACTCTTCCTTCTGGAAATGTAAAGATAAGAGGAGCGCTTCCTTCATCTACATAAGGATAATACGCACCACTAACCACACTTCCTTCTCTATCGTCCCAAGATTCAACATGCCGATGCCTACTAACCTTATGTCCTTCACCTAAAATATTAAACCAACTAGATGATATAACCGAAGTTTGTAATTTATCATTCCCTCGAATATATCCATTGATACATTCTTGAATTTTTATCATCAAAGGTTTAAGCTCTTCTTTAAATAAAAATTCTCTATCAATCTCATAACTACTTAAACCAGAAACCAAATGATAATTTCCAGTTGTAGACTTATCAATAACCTCAATACAGTTATCATTAAATTTGTTTAGATTAAAATTTTCAATCATCATGTTTTCATGTGGGCGTTAAAGCTCATACTTCTTCTCTCACCTTCGCTATAAAAGGGGTATACAAAATGTTTTAAGTAAGATGGAAACACCAGTATCGTACCAACCTCTGGTTTAAATTTTATTGTATCACTTCTCATATCAGAGTTTTCACCATACATGAACTCAATGAGCCCATTAGTAGGATAGTGGTCTGTGAACTCTTTGTCAAGTTCCTTTTGCATGTTGGAGGGAATTTTTAGATACACTACAGCAGAAAAATCTCCAGTATGGTGATGATAGGGATTGTACTCTCCAGCATATTGACTAACAATCCAACTATGCGTTAGATGTATATTATCTAATGTTGGTTTGCTTTCACGCCCTGCAATTTTGTACCAACCATATGCTCTATTCTTAGAAATAATAAAATTAAGATAGTCTACACAAGCTTGTCTCATAGTTGTAAATAGTAAATCTCTATCGTCAGCATCGTCAATTGGAATTTGGATTTCCTTACTTACTTTACCAACGAGTTTATGTGACCAATCCCACTTAGCACTTTTCTTATCACTCGATAGAACGTCATCACCAGATGCGTTAACAATATCTATGAACCTTTGAGAAACCTTAGACTCCATAATTGTAGGACTAAAGACTTCTAGAAATTTAGGCCGGTGTTTTTGGGTCTTTTTCTTCATCATCTAATCCCTCAATTATTTTATTCATCACAGCATCATTCAGACCTCTATAATGATCATCTTCATCTTCTTTCTCATTAGGGAGTTTTGTTTTTGTAAATGCTGACATCACCTTTGCCATCGGATGCCCATATCCAACTTCTCTATATAAACAAGCTCTAACTGATTCAATAATGAACCCCATGTCACGCAAAAAATCATCTGCATCAACTTCAAACGCATTTTCCCGTATAGTATGTATCATCTGAACCATTAAAGCTTCAGTAAGATTATCACAAAACACAAGATTTTCTTGCATTTCAAGGACATCAAGCTCTGGAATAACAACCTCTTTTTTAGATTTTATTTTCCAAGGGCCCTTAACTACGTTTCCGACTTTTTCTTCTTGGTTTTTCATCTTTTTCCTCGATTCCGTTATCAGAATTGTACATTTCTTTAGTGTAAACAGCACCTAATATTGGATACCATACACCAACATCAAATTTTGGTTCACCTTTATTAGGTCCATACCAATGATAAGATTGAGCAACACATCTACGAGTAACCTTCTTTTCTTGATATTCTCCGTAGAAACAATCGCAGTAGTCACCATCTCGTAGGTAACGTTTTAGATTTCTAACATAACCTTCATGAGAGCATTGCTTTGCATATGAACCCTTGACCCCAGCCTTGTTTGCCCTACGTTCTGAACTGGCTAGTTCCATCTGTGTCTTAATCCAGACCTTAACCCTCTTAGGATGTATTGGATAATCATCTGGCAAATTACGTAAACTTTCATGAATACCAGATTGACCATAATCTGGATTATTTTCAGCCCTTGCTTGTCTTGCCTTTTCAAGACGTTCTGATGCTGCAGCTTTCTGCTCATCTGTCATAGGTTTGCGTTTCTTACGAACCTTCTTCTTTTTAGAAGGATCAGTCCAACCCTTATTATCCGTCTTGGATTTAATATTTGCCATCGTTCTATTTATCCCTGTTTTAACCAATAACCAACTAAACCATTCAAAAGAATGGCACCACCAACAGCGTTGACAATAATCAACGATCTATCATTCCACATAATAGCAACAACTAACCAACCAAGTATGCCCACACATTGAACAATAATGTTGTAGGGATAGAGATTGTTTGCAGCTAAAACCATACCAATAATTAAGACAATTGAACTAACCCATTTAATATACCAATCAGTGGTATGCAGCGGTGTTGCTGTTTTAGTGGGAATTTCGTGTGTCTTCAATTCAATCTCGGCAGTCCTAGTTTTAGACTTATCAACTATCTCAGTAACCTTGTTCATCAAACCTTTTCTCCAAAGTTTTCTTTTGCCTACTTTTACCAGCAGCCTTTGCTAACCGTTTCTTTTCACCCTTTGTTTTGTGATACTCACGTTCACGCAACTCCGTATAGAAACCTTCTCTTTGTAACTTTTTCTTTAGGATACGCAGCGCTCCATCAATGTTATTGTTACGAACTTCGACTTTCATTTAACTTCTCCTCATTGTTGCAACTTCTATTGCTTGTTCTTGGTTGCGAATAGGTACTGCATTAGATTTATGCATCTGGGCAATCCCTATAATTTCAGTTCCCGTATAAACCATCTCTTCTTTCTTTGCCATAGAAGAGTCATATACGATCTTTGGTTTGGTGCTCTCGACAGGACTCGAACCTGTGACCCACGGTTTAGAAGACCGTTGCTCTAATCCAGCTGAGCTACGAGAGCCAATTCCCATCTTCTTCAAAAACTTTTTATGATCACGCTCGGCAGCAAGTAGACTTTGAGTCTTCTTGCGTACCTTACGTTTCTTAGTGTTCGTTGTAGAGTAGAACACCGGCAATAAATGCATACCACTCATTAGTACATCATCACATATAAAACTTTATTAACAATACCAATTGTGGCAATCACCACTAACACTGTAATCATTTCACTATTCTCCATTCTTTATTAGTGTAACACACTGTAACTTCTTTGTCAAGGGTTGTTTTAGTTTCTTTACAATCACCCTCTTCATAATAATTATCCCACTGAAAATTATCACGCATTTCTTCAAGACGTTTCATGTTTTCAACTGGGCGCTCTACGAACAGGTACTTATTGATTTCCTGTTTGCATTCAATTACCTTACATGCAATAGGGCCAATAATACCTGTTAATAGAGACAAGGGTTCAAACGCCTGGGCTGGTTTTGCGACTAGACTGAGACAAACTACGCAACTCACGCTTAAGGCGATCATCATCTGCCTTATTCTGCTTACTTGCATTCTCATCTAACTCCTTCCAAGCTTTGGTTGCCCGCAACTTATTAAACAGCATTTCATCCTTACGCAAACGATTCGTTAGAATCTTTCTTGCTTCTGCATCTGAATATTCCAACAAGACAAATGCACGATACTGAACACCATTAGGAACAATTTCTAGCTTTGATACTTTGTAACCAGAAACATCTGTATCAGCAGTAATATTCTTTACTGCACGTTCAAACTCTGAAATTACAGACGAATCAAGATCACCAGAACCAACTTTCGCCTTGAACTGTTTTGCCTGACTACGCAATCGTGAATTGATACGATCAGCAAGAATTACCTTTGCATTTAGTACAGCAGCATCAATTGAAAACTGCATGTCTGGTGTTACAGACGTTCCACTAGAATAAATGTTACGATCATCCTCTGGTTGTAGCTTGAACCAATCTGGAATATTGCCGATCTGTTCCTTAACACGATCACGCTTATATTCATAAGTAACGTTAGTAGTAACATCAGTTCCTGGCAACGCTGCGTCCTGTGTTGTTTTGCACGCTGATAGTGCAAGCAAGCTTGCAACACTAACTAAAGCCAATTTACTTTTCTGCATTTGTAGTCTCCTCAATATTAACATCTGTCATCAATCCTTCACCCATAGTTACAATGTCTGCACCAATACCCATAACAGTATTACCGCAACCACCAAGAGCTAAAGTCATACTCATTAGGCCGAATACAAAAGCCGTTGTTGTAAATAATTTCATAATTATTCCTTACTTTACTTCCATTAGAGTCTTAACTGTTGCATCACGAACGCCCGACTCGATAAAAGCGTCCTTAATGTATGGTATTATATCAGGGTAAAACATAGTTAAAGTTATCCCGATTGCCATTCCAATAATAATTTTCATTTGCAGATTTCCTTCCATGCTGCTCGCATTACACCATCAATCCATACGTTCATGTAAATCCTACGACAAGATTGTTGTCTAGGGCGATCAACTTGAAAAACACGATTTAAAAATCCACCAGAATTTTGTTGCGTAGAACCATTCTGATTAATCAGTGGATCACCAAGTTTTACTATTTGTACTGGTTTAACTGGCACAGCTGGCGGCGCTGGCGGTTCATCTGCTTTTGGTTTTTCACCAATAGTTACATTACAGTTTTGTTCTGTATTTTTCTTTAGAATTTCTGGAACTGTGGTGCGTAGAATATTCTCTTTCGCACTCGTTTCTGCATTTTTACATGCTGCATTTTCTGCCATGTTAGGCCCGAAAATATAACTACCAGACGTTGGATACCATTTGTCCTTAATTTGGACATCAAGTTTTACAACACATTTACGAGTGTCATCAACGTGAGTATAAGTTGTCTTATCGTAATTTCTAGATTTAGATATAACACCATCAAACGAGGCACTTATCCCTGTAGAGTATTCACATTCACTTGCCACGGCAACTCCAGATAGGAGACATAATGCCGGAACCATAATATATTTCATAACAAACTAACCTTTAGAGTATTCTACCAACGGACGCTTGAACGTCCCCAATCACTTCCACGACCATCACCACGACCACGTTGACCACGAGCAATGTAATATGCCTGACGTTCAATCTGAACTTGGAGTTGAGCTTGACGATCTGCAAGACCACGGGCACAAGCAGCACGAGCGCCAGGGTTATAATAACCATCACAAGGTCCGCCAACGAAAACTGTTCCATTAGGCATAGTAGGTGTCCGAGCGGGTGCAGAGTTTTTACGAACCATTTCTTGACCCAGAAGAACGCCGCCTACTGCACCCACAGCAGTTGCAACCGTGTTACCACGACCACTACCAAACTGATTTCCAACAAACCCACCAGCAACACCACCAAGAACAGGGCCAATCCACTGATTGTCGGCATTTGCTGGAGCGGTGAAAGTAAACATTGCTGCAGCAACGGCTGCAACTATAAGTGTTTTTTTCATTAAATTTCTCCCATTATTTCAGTTGTAAGTTTCGAAACATATGTATCATCAACTAAAGACATATTAGTTTTAACATATGTAAGAACATCCGATTCGTTCTTCGCACCCATTTCGATGGCAGAAACGACTTGTTCCTCAATATCCATCATCCAATTTTTCATCTTACTCATAAAAATCTCTTTCAACTCATCTTACTTACATAGTATACCAGCAAAAATACTCTTTGTCAAGCACTAATTTCACTTTTTTCACTTTTAATTTCAGAAATAGGGATTAATGACTTTTCACCATCCTTATCTAGCCGTGTTTCAACGAATCCGTCTGCCTCAAGTCTATCTAGCATAGCGCCAATGATATCGGACAAAATCTCCATTCTAGTTAGATATCGTCCCCAAGCATAGCAAGCACCCATAGTTGCTAGAGCCAGTGCAGTATGTGTATAAACGTCAATTTCCATAATATTCCTCTGTTCTCTCATTGTATATACAGTATAACAGACAAAAATAGGTTTGTCAAGCACTATTTTCGCATATTTGCTAAAGGATTCTTTAAAGCCTTAATAATCTGTTCATTTGTTTCTTTTTTCAAGGTCTTCATCTGATTAGTTAGAGAATCATCCAAACTGTCCATACGAGTGCTTAGTCTATCTCTAAGGGTATCATTTCTGGTTTTTTCCT